AAGAAACCGTCTAGTTCTTCTATTAATTCTTTGTTGTGTTTATTAGAAACATCATCAATGTCTAGCCAATTAGAAACATATTCATCTCTATTTATCCAATAAGAAAAAATTATAAATGGCATAACTAAATCATCACCATCTTCTGAACCATAACTACCTTTCCCATTGTCACTAAAATTCGCTAACTGAGTTAGGGTTTTTTCGTCTCTTATTTTAATCTTCATGGTTTCCATCATAGATTTAAATTCACCACATCCAATTTTTTTTGTCAATTTTGTTGTTTTTATTCCAAAATCTTTGTCATAAAAAATGTTTTCATATTCTGATTCATAATTTAAATTGTTTGCTACTTCTTGACCACAAGAATTTGTTTCTATAACAACTAACGCTTCATTATAATATTTCCCTAATTTGTCTATAACAACATTGAATAATCTTGGTTTTATTTCATTGTCTTGATAAACAGCAACTTGTTCGTAAGGGAAAACACTTGTATCTATAATTTGACAAACAGAATCATCTTTTCCTATACCTTCACCAACATCAACAAAAACAATGTAGGATTTATTTTTTTCCGGGTATTTGAATATCCTAAATTTTCCATTCATGCGAACTTCTAAGGGGTCTTCTGTCACTATAGATTTCAATGTTTTAGAAGAAAGTAAACTCCCACCAGACCCTAAAAATTCAACGGCGTATTCTTGCTCCCAATGTTCTATACCCTTTTCGTTGATTATTTTTTCCTTGAATTTTTCATCTCTACCTGGGACTTCCCACCACTCAACTTTCAAATATTTGTAACCACTTTTACCAGAAACAGCATCTTTCCACATTCTATAAAAATGATTTAATTTTTTTGGAGTAGAACTTATAATTATTTTTGCTTCTGGATCAGCGGAGACAACAGGTAAAATAGAATCAAAAAAATCGTTTGCCATTTGTTTAGATATTAAGGCAGCTTCATCTATATAAAGTAAATTTATTGATTTACCAGAAATAGAAGAACTGGAAGTTGAACCAATGATGACTGAACTTCCATTGTCCAACAACATTGATTTTTTGTTCCATTCTTTTATCCCACATTTTAACCAAATAGGTAGATGTTCAAATGTTAATTGAACCCTATCGAAAATCTCTTTACTTGTTGCTTCTTTATTAGCTAAAATAGCCACTCTTTTATAAGAATTGAATATTATATAGTGAACAATGTAGGCGGCAGCAGAAGCAGTTTTACCGGATTGTCTACCTGACATATAAATTATACGTTTTTCTTTATTAATCAAATGAACTATTTTTTCTTGATAATCTCTCAAATCAAATAATTCTAAACCTTTTGGGGTTACAATTTTCACATAGTTTTTTATAAAGTAAACAGGATCATTAAAACATTTTTGTATTTCTTCTACTTGCCAAACTTCGTAATCAATGTTTATGTTTTCAGCTTTTAAATTCTCGTTATTTCTATAATAAATGTTAGATTTCATATCTTTCCTTCAAAAAACTTAATATGTCATTTTCTTCATAATGAATCTCAATAAGAGTTATGTTTTTATTTTTACAATATTCTCTAAGTTCTTCATCACGTTTTTGTTGTTTTTTGAAACTTCTTTCTCCACCCCAATATTCTATAGGTTCATAATGTTGTTTACCATTATATTCAATTACAAATTTTTTATCTTCATTTTCTAAATAAAAATCAACATAATAATTTCTATTATTGAACTGAAATCTTTTCTGATGAATAAATTTATCAAATTGTAAATTTTTAACTATAATGTCTTTTACTATTTTTTCTGTTTTATTTTTACAAACAGGACAACCAGTACCATTATTTAAAATTGCATTAACGGAAGCGTCCCACATATTATTACAAACTTCACATTTCCATGTTAAAACAGACATACAATTTTTAACTTCTTTCGTGATTCTTTTAATTTTTCTATCAATTAATCTTTCGTCTATATTTTCAACTGTTACTCTAATTTTTTTGTTACATTTAGGACAACCCTTTCTTCTATCTATCATCCCCCAAGTAGCCAACCATTCATAACCATCTATTAAACACTTCCACAACATTTTTTCTTTGTTATTATTTTTATAATCACTTAATCTTTGTATGTTTGTCCCTTTTAATCTTTCATCTATTTCTTCGTTTGTTATCCTCATTTTTTTGTTACATTTAGGACAATTAAATCCGTTTTTCACTAAACATCCTGTTCTACAAAACCATTCATAACCATCTATTAAACACTTCCATTTTATAGGGGTTGAATTATTTTTTACATCTTCTAATCTAATAATGTTAGAATTTTTCAAATATTCGTCTATTATTTCGTTTGTGTGTCGTTGTTTTCCAGAACACCTAGGACAAGAATTTTTATATAAACAATTTTTTGGTTTTCCTATCCACACATTTCCACATTCTATTTTGTTACATTTCAATTCAGTGTCTTTTAACAAATGAATAAAATCTCCAACGATTTCAATGTTTTTATCCTTTAATTTTTTTCTTATAGTGGTTTCGTCTAATTTCATAACTCTCTCTAATAAATTTTTTATGTAAAATATCTATTTAGATTTTCTCTTTTTTATATTTATCACTTGACAAAAATCTTTCATACTGGTAATATTTTCTCAAAAAGGAGAAAGACATATGGATATTTTTAACAAGATTTTAGACGCTCAAATGAGACACGAAAGAGTCAACAAGAACCCACCATTAA